GCGTGATGCTTATCATATCGATGTGTATATTCTTGCATAAGTGCAACCATATGTTCATACAACCACATGTAATTTTCCCAACTAGAACGGACCCAGATTGTACTAGGATGGTTCTTGTGAGCCATCTTGTATAAATTTTCACCTTCAATCATATCAACATCATCAAGAACACGATGTGTGGTACAAAGCATTTGTGCACTTTCTAAAATCATCTTGACAACATGTTTATCACACATCATCTGTGCAGCCTTCACGGGGTCTTCATCTAGGTAAAAAATGTTCATCTGTTATCGCCATCACCAGTAATTTTGTTACGTTCCATTCTAGAACTTAGTTTTGCCACATTGGCCTGTGCAATCTCTTCAAGAGTTACACCTAAATCATCTGCAAGAGCAGAGATATACCACAACACATCACCTAATTCTAGCCCAACACCAACCAGTGTTCTGCCATCGCGCATATGTTTTTTAATTTTTTCTGCAACTTCACCAGCCTCACCACACAATCCAAGTGTAGGATACACCACTTTACAATCTTCTGGATAGATTGATGTTGAACGTGCGAATTCTTGATACTCATCAAATGTCATCGCCATTAGACAATAATCCCACTAGTTGTTTGAATATATGCTTTTTCAATATCATCATTGCTTTCTGTAACAAGAACAATACCCGAACCCCAAAAAGTTACTTCTTCAGGATTTTCTTTACCAGTAAGACATACACCACGAGCAAAACCCATACCATCTTTTGTATTAACTATCATCTTTGGATTTTTGAGAATTACTTTATTCTCGCCTTGGTATTCAAGCCTACCAACAAACTCACCTGCTGGTGTTACCACCGATACTAATTTATCAATCATTTTTTATTCCATCTATAAAATATATGTTTATCAATTTCAGTTGTTCTTATAAACTTTTTTCTCCATGAAGGTCTAACATAATTAGCATGGTAGAAAGTTGAACCGTCTGTAATGTCAATCCACTGTTTACTATTATCCATTATCTTACGAGCAAAGTCAAGGTTTTTTTTATAAATCTTTTTATTCTTTGGAATGTCTGAGACTCCATCACAATGCCAACTGAATTGACATTTATTAAGTTTTTTACTTCCGCCTTGCTTTACTACTTTACATATTGTATTAGGAAATCTATCATCATTAACACGATTGATAACAACAGAAGACACAGCTAACATACCAGCTGTGCCTTGATTGCGTACTTCAAAATACATATTTTTAGCAAGACATTCAGTTTGTTTTTTCATCTCTCTTTCTGGTTTATTAGCTAAATTTATAGTACTAACTATTCCACCAATTAATAACAAACTTCCAGAAACCCAAATACCTGCTACAATTATCATGTTCTTTATTGTCTTCCTTAACTCTCATCATCTAATTGCATGTATTCTTCATTCCAACCAAATGCTTCTTTAACAACATTAGCAGACAAACCTTTATATTTTCGATGAAGTGATTTATCTTTTGCAGCAACTACAATTTCTGCTTCACTTTGATGTAACCCCTCCAACATTTGAATAAACATATTTTCTTTACGATTTGGTGTTAGTTGGGGATTACCACCTTTAACATAATGAAACAACGTCCTTGCCTCATGAACAAGCATGTTGTGTTCCGTTCCCTCTGGAGCATCATTTGGTGTATATGGTACATTACCTTCAGGCAAGTCCCATTGAATATTTGGGTCATATGAAGATTTAATAACCATCCTCAATGCATCTGAATTATGTTTCCTCAATAATTCAACTTTCTCATTTTTAGTTTTCGCTTTCGCAACATTGTCCAAAACTTCAGACATTAGTGGTGTATATGGCATTTCAAAAATCTCCTATATTATCCATCAAAATGGATAATTTTTTGTCTATAAAATAATTTAGTAGTTTGCTACGATCCCCTTCTGGTGTTTCTGAATATGCTTGTACGCATTCATCATACAAATTTCTGGGACATTCTGTCAAATCAATAAGTTTTTTATTTCTCTGGTAATTTCTTTTTAATTCCTCATTGGGTAACAATTGTTCACACATTGGACCAGCCCAACTTGAAATCTTTTTTTTACTTAGTGGACGTTGGCGTAATCCATCCACAAAAGTATTGTCTGGTGATAAAACATTTGGCACACCATCACTCACATCACCTTTAAGAATATGTTCATAAAGATATTCAATAGGGTCAGGTCCATTAATAAATTTCTTTGTAACAGGACTATATTGTTTAACTTCCTTATACTTATGTAATTGAACAAAATCTTTATCGCCAGATAAAATTAGTATGTTGGGACAAGAAGATGCATGTTCCATACACAAAGAAGCAATAATATCATCTGCCTCTGCACCATAAACTTCAATTACCTTATATGGAAAACTTTCTGTAAGTTCTTCTTTGATGCTATTGAGACATCCAAAAATATTATTCCAATCATGCCCAGAAGTTTCTCTAGTCTTTTTTCGACTGGCTTTATATTCTGGATAATACTCTCGTCTCCAATAGTGTTTGGAATCATAACAAATAACCAACTCACCAAATTCATCAAAGAAACGTTCACGATACATACGAAGAGAATTTAGAATCATATGACGAACCATATCTTCTTCAACTGTATGCGATTTTGTTATGTTCAAGTGCATCATCACACTTGCAACTCCAATTTGGTTCATATCAACTAATATAATTGTCCTGTCCTCATAATCAATTTTTATTTATACGTTTATTATACAATGCACAAAGCATAATGTCAATAGTTTTTGAGTTTATTTAATTAAACAAAATTCATACTTTAAAGTGAGCGTTAAAGCTCATGCTTCTTCTCTCACCTTCACTATAAAAAGGATATACAAAATGTTTCAAATATGACGGGAACACTAACATTGTTCCTACCTCTGGTTTGAATTTAATATTATCGCTTCTCATATCACAGTTTTCACCATACATAAATTCAATCAATCCATTGGTTGGATAATGGTCTGTAAATTCAACATCTAATTCCTCTTCCATATTTGACGGAATTTTAAGATATACCACAGCAGAAAAGTCTCCTGTGTGATGGTGATACGGATTATACTCACCAGCATACTGACTAACAATCCAACTATGTGTTAAATGTATATTATCAATTGTTGGTTTACCGTCTCTGCCTGCAAGTTTATACCAACCATAAGCTCTATTCTTAGAGATAATATAGTTAATATAATTCAAACAACCCTGTTTCATCGTCTTGAATAAAAATACACGATCATCAGCATCGTCTACTGGAATTCGAATTTCTTTACTTACTTTACCAACAAGTTTATGTGACCAATCCCATTTAGCACTTTTTTGTTCACTGGACAAAACATCATCACCAGTTGCATTTATAATATCTACAAATCTGTTTGGTACCTGTGTTTCTAAAATTGTTGGGCTAAAAATTTCATGAAACTTATTCGTCTGTTTCTGTTTCTTCTTTTTCATTATCATCATTTCCGAATTTGACTTTTACTTCATGTATTTTTTCTTCATCTAAACCAAATTTAGGTGTATTCATTTCTTCTTCATCATCACCTATTTCCATTGTAAGAGATTTTATTAATTCTGATAAAGGATGTTCTAATTTCATTTCTCTATATAAACAACTTCTGACAGATTCAATAATGAAACCAATGTCTCTTAAAAATTCTTCACTGTGAATCTCAAACCCATTCTCATCCATAGAATATATCATTTGAACCATCAGCCCTTCTGTGAGATTATCACAGAACACAGTATTTTCTTGAACTTCAATAACTTCGTCACTTAGAGGAAGAATGACCTTTCTTTTGGACATTGCTTTCCATGGCCCATTGATTACATTATTTGTTTCATGTATAGTCATTTACCCACTCCTATCAAACTCAAACATTTCTTTTGTATAAGCACAGTTAATATCAGAATACCACACTCCAACATTTCTTTTAACCATACCTTTATATGGTCCATCATGATGATAGGCCAACTTTGAACATGTGGGTTGTAATTTACTCTCTTGATTTTCTCCATAAAATAAACCAATCCATACACCGTCCCTCAAATATATTTGCATAATTTTAATATAATTTTCGTGACTAATTCTGCGTGCAATAGCACCTTTTACATTATTTCTTTCATTCTTTTTTTCTGATGACACAATATCTTTTTGTATTTTAATCCATTCCTTAATCTTATCAGGATGAAAATCATCATCTTCATTTAGATTATGTAGAGAAGAGTGAATACCAGATTTTCCATAATTGGGGTTTTTTTCAGCACGACTTGCTCGTGCTTTCTTGAGACGTTCGGCAGCTGCCTGCCGTTGTTCTTCTGTCATAGGTTTACGTTTTTTACGAATCTTCTTAGCCATTATTAAAACCACCGCTTATGTAAGAATTTAACAAACCATTTGCAAGTAATGCAAGCCCAACAGAATTAACAACTAACAATGCACGATCATTCCAAAGAATTGCAACAATCAACCAACCAAGAAGCCCGACTCCATGAAACAACATATTCCAAGGATACAAATTATTAGTTGTTAAAAGTATACCAATTATAATCATAACACTAGAAAACCATTTTAAATACCAACTTAAACCACTAGTGGGTGTGACAGTTTTTGTAGCTATCTCATGAGTTTTTAATTCAATACTACTCGTTCTAGTTTTATCTTCAATATCCGAACTCAATTTTCCTACTCTCTAACAATTTTAAATGACGACGACGACCAGCAGCTTTAGCTAACCTTCTTTTTTCACCTTTTGACCTAAAATGTTCACGTTCTCTCATTTCTGCATAGTAACCATCCATTTGCAACTTCTTCTTCAAAATTCGAAGTGCTGCATCAATATTATTATTACGAACTTCAACTTTCATTATTGTGCCTTTTTTTATTATTGTAAAACTATTATACGATATAATATAAGTAATGTCAATAGTTTTTAGATTATTGATTTTTATTGTAAATCATCTAATTTTACTAAACATTTATCGCCATCTTTGTCAGTTTTGACCTTAATATACCCGTCACGTTCTAACGTAATCAACAAATGTTCAATGACTGAATTTGATGACAGGTGACGACCCCAAAACCAACAACCAGCCATGACCGTGATGGCAAGTAAAGTGTGTGTTAGCATATCCATTATTTATTACCTCTATCTTATATATTATATTATAATATGTTATATATTAATTGTCAATAGATTTTTTTGATATTTATAATAAAATCAAGTATATGATACTAGTAACCCAACCAATATCCCAATAACGAACAATATAACACCAACATTCAATAAATCACTATCGTGCCAGATTGGTGTTCGTTTTAAATACTCATCTAATGATTTTTTTCCTGTCTTTAATGAAAAATAATTTTTACTCATAGTTTTCTCCTACTTGGTAGTTGCTATGAATATTCCATCCCAATCTTTTTCAAGTGGCTGTGTTTTCATAAATTCACACCTTTCAATCCACATGATATAATAATTTTTCATCTTACCGTCAAATTCATACATTAAATCATTACATAATCTAATAGCATTATCAAAATGTTGATTACGATAATATTCGTGCATCTTCTCATGTTGGCTCTCTGCCATACCCCAATCAGTATTCTTCATCATCCAATCAATATCACTAAGGACGGTATAGATTCGGATGCCTATGGTCTTACCCTTAACTGCTAGTTCGTCAACCTTCAAGTAGAAGAAGTCATTCTTGGTTAGGTCATATGTGGCTTCGCCAACCAACAACAGACAACCATACTCTTTACATTTGCTCTCAATACGAGCAGCAGTTGAAACAGAATCTCCTAGCACATCGTAGGAGTGCCGCATGGTAGAACCCATCTCTCCCAAATATCCCAATCCCGTGTTGATACCCGCACCCATTCCTATAGGTGGTTTACCTTCAGCAACGATCTTGTCATTAAACTTCACTACTGCATTCAACATACTTAATCCAGTTTTAACTGCATTCTTAGGATGATCTGGATCATCTATAGGTGCGTTATGAATATGCATACTTGCATCACCAATATATTTGATTACCATACCATTTGAATCAAGAATAGGTTGTGTGATGGCATCCATATATCCATTCATAATTTGAGTTAGTCCTTTTACATCATCACCAAAACTTTCACCTAATGGCGTGAACCCACGAAGATCAGAAAAACAAATACTTATTTCTTTCTTCATACCATCTTTGATAAGAGAAGGATTTTCTTGCAACAACCGAACTACAGTTGGGCTGGCATATCCAGCAAATTGTTTTTTGATTTCCATTTTCTGTTTGTATTCTTCCATAAATCTCATGAAAGCTGCGACTGACCAAACCACAAACATAGTAAGAACTGGATAGGACCAATCTACCAAATAACTGTATTCTGTGAACAAATAAGCTGAACCATAGAACGAACCAGCAAGAAATATTGGTAATAATACTGCACCAAAATACCACGACATTGTAAGAACAACTGATGCTAATATAAGAGAACCTATCCCACTAACTAATAATTCGCCAAGATCGGTCCAAAATGGACGTGTAATGGTCCTTCCTGTTATCATAGTAGCAAGTGATGCACCAATAAGATCATGCGACTGTATGACCCCCACAGGAGTTGCTACAGGGTTTCCTAGACCAGAAGCAGTCATACTTAGTATAACTATCTTATCTGATAGGTCTGGTAATGTCTCATGCAACGCATACACAGATGTTTTCCATTTGAAGTCCAACCATATATTACCATTAGCATCCGTATCAATCATTTTATATTTTGGTATGCGTAGTTTCTCTACACCAGCAACACTTGTTTTCATCTGAAAAGATACATCTCCCGCAACCATGCGTAAAATTTCCATACTCATAGATGGATATAACTTTCCATCTACCGCAACTACCAAAGGCATACGGCGCACTACACCATCCCTTTCTGGTGCAATTATCATCATACCAACCGCATTAGCATTCTTTGCTAATTCTGGTATAGGACCAACCACGCCTGGATAACTATATACCCACGGTATCCAATCTGCACCAATAGATGCAACACCACGAACCACACCAGAATTACTTTTGTCGTTGCTTGGTATCTGTCCTATAATTGTTGGGGTTTGTTTGAGCACGTTAGCAAAGAAAGTATCTTTGCCCCCACGATCTGGGTCTGCGAATAAAATAGGAACAACAACTAATGAAGCACCTGATTCATAGAGCTTGATAATCTCATTACCAAGTGTTTCTCTGTCCCATGGCCACTGCCCAAGTTCTCTAATTGTTTGGTTGTTAATTTCTACAGTAACAATATTATCAAGTATATCTGTTTCTTGATTACGTTGGTGTTGATCCATTGCCTTGAGACGAACCATGTCCAGAAACCACGGGTCCGAAAAACGAATACCACAGAAAAGTAAAACAATTAATATAGATATAATCCACTTTTTCATATTAATCCTGTGTTACTGAAACTGAACACCCTCCACTAGTGTAGCAAGTACCTGACATTGAATAATTTTGAGCTGTCGTAGAATTTTGTAAAAGTGAAAGGGAATATGGATTAGTGCCATTTGTCAAACTGATTGTTGCATTATGGGCACCAGTACTTTTTTGTTCTACATAAACTGTATGGTCATCAC